AGATCTACACCTCTCTATTCGTCGGCAGCGTCAGATGTGTATAAGAGACAGGTTTATTGTAGCGGAAAAAGTTTTAATGTCCCATATCGTTGAAGATTTAACCAACATAGAGATAGGAGAAGATTTTGATTCTAATCTTGTTGAAAAATATGTTTGGAAAGATATAAAAAATAGAATAGATAACTATGATTTTTTTAGAATGCATTTGGAAGATATTCTTTCTCTCATTCAAAAAGATCAATTATCATTATCTGCCATTGAAGAAATTCTAAACGAGGCAATGAATGGGTTTAATGAATTATCAAAAAACATAAATGAAAGTGTTGATTTTATTAGAAATTCTTTTGCAAAATTAATTGATAATTTCAAAGACTTAAATGTTGAAGATTTAAAAAATGTTATAAATAGATTTAATAATTCATTAGAAGATTTGAATAAACAAGTACCTGGATTATTAACAGAAAATCAGAAAGAAGAAAAAAGAAAACCAGGTCGACCTAAAAAATCAGAGTAGACATGATAAAATCTTATAAAAATAAAACATTGAAAAAATTAGGAAAGCCTTGTTCGGATTGCGATTCAAAAGAAACATATTTAGTTTTAATAAGTGAAAATATTGATGGAGTTATATCATCAAAAAAATATATACATTGTAGGGTTTGTGATTCTTTGGAAATATTTAAGGATCAAAAACGCAAATGGAAAAATAAAGAGGATTTTAATGATCTAAAATAGTTAGGATGGTATTATGTGAAAATTGAAAATGAAACTGTATTAAAAACCATAATGCTAAATCAAATGAAATCCGTAATGGATATGGTTGTCGATGAAATATTAGAATCATTAAAAAAAAATATTGATAAAAAAGTTTATAATTCTTATTCTCCGACTTTCTATGAGAGACTAGGGGACAATGGTGGTCTCAGAGATTTATGGGAAGAGGAAAAAGCTAAAATTAAAGGTGAAAAAGTTATTGGTGAAATAAAAGAACAGCCAGAAAGATTAGTTTTGAATGAAGATTTATTTCAACATGGAAGTAGATTCTGGTATCAAAACGACATAAGAGATATGATCGCATATATTGTAATTGAAGGAAAAAGTGGTGATTTTTTTGGTGAAGGTAAATGGAGAAAGCCTAGAGATTTTTGGCATCCCTTAATTGATAAATTAGATTCTGGTCAAATTAATCAAATAATCGAAAAGGCTTTTAGAAAACATAAAATAAAATTTATTAGAATATATTAGGAGAAAAAAATGGAAGAATTTGGATCGTTATCTCAATTTTTAACTTGGGTAATCGGCGGTGGAGCAGTTATAATTGTTTCTTGGAGTTTTGAAAGATGGGCTTGGTTTCAATCCTTGACATCAAAAATGAAAGAATTTTTAATGTTTCTTGTTCCCTCAATACTTGCAGTTGGAGCGTTTGCTGTTCAACAATTTGTTCCCGCTGAATTAATTGTTCAAGCGTCTCCTTATTTTATGATTTTGGTGGGGATTTTTGGATATGTATTTTTAGGGAAGGGATTCCACTTAGTTGATAAAAATACCTCTTCAAACGGGTAAAAATTTAAACTGTATAGAACACGTTTTCGGGTTGTCCGAGCGTGTTCTATTTTTTTAGAAATAATGAAATTCATGTTTTATTGGATTTTATACCCCTATATATGGGGGTATGTGTGATGTATATCGGCATATATGGGAGTATAAAAATGTATATTTTAGCATTAGATGTGTCATTGGTGAATACTGGTGGATCTGTTTTTGATAAAGAAGGAAATCTGATTGAAGTATTCAGTGTTTCCACTTCTTCAAAAGATTCTACGCAGGTTAGGTTAAAAAAGATTGCAGATTTTTTTATTTCTTTAAAAAAAAGATACGAATTTGAATTAGTTGTGTTCGAGAGGGGTTTTACACAGTTTTCCAATGCCACGCAACAAATTTTTCGCTGTGTAGGAGTAATAAATTGTTTATTATGGAAATCAGAGCAAATTTATATTCCTGCAACCACAGTAAAAAAAACAGTTACGGGAAGTGGAAAAGCAGATAAAGAACAGGTTAAAAAAGCTGTTTTAAAACAATGGAAACATATAGAAATTAATAATGATGATGAATCTGATTCTTTGGCTGTTGGATTAACTTATTTCAAACAACAAGGAATTTTATAAGGAGGGAATGTGAGCAGAGTATATAATAGAATATACACAGATGAAGAATATTCCCATATAAATATAGAAAATAAGGATATTGTACAGGATTTTTTAGAAGAATATCAGCAACGAAAAATGAAAGCAAGCACTATAAAACAATATGAAAATGATCTTAGAATTATAAATATTTTTGTAAAGAGATTTTGTGGTAATAGAAGTTTATTAGAATTAGGAAAAAAAGATTTTAGAAAACTTAGCATTTGGTTAAGTGATGATTTAAAAATGTCTAATGCCAGGGTAAATCGTGTAATGAGTTGTTGTAGGAGTATGCTTTCCTATATTGAAGATTCCGATGAATATGAATATGATATCAATCAAGCACAAAAAATAAAAGGATTACCTAAAGAACCTGTTAGAACAGATGAAGATTCTTTTTTTATGACTTTTGATCAAATTATAAGAATAAAAGAAAAACTATTGGAAATGGGTGAAGTTCAACTTGCTTTACTTCATATGATGATGTTTGACAGTGGAGCAAGAAGAAATGAAATCGCTCAAATAAAAAAACATAATCTTTTAAATGGTAATAAAACTAATATAGTTGTAGGGAAAAGAGGAAAAATATTTCCGTTAGTTTATTTAGATGATACTAAAGAATTAATAAGATTATGGTTAGATAAAAGAGGGGAAGATAATATCGAATCTTTATGGATTGTTGGTAGTGGTGATAAAAAAAGAGAAGCTTCCTATGAAATTATCTATGATTGGGTTTTAAAAATTAGAGAAGTTTTGAGTGAAATTGAAGGAAAGCAAATAAATATTTTTCCTCATAGTTATAGACATTCTAGATGTGAATGTTTGTTACAGGGAGAGGATAAAAGAATTTTAAATAAAGATGGAATTCCTAAAAAATTTAGTTTAGAACAGGTTCAAGTTTATCTTCATCATTCTGATCCAAAGACAACTTTAGATTATTCAAAAGATCATACTGATGAAATTATAGACGAAATGTTTGGGTTATAAATTACCTCTTTTCTAGAGGTTGAAAGGAGGGTTATTAATGGCTGATAGTGGTTATAATATTGTAGTTGGTATTGAACCTGATGTTACGGGTCTTCAACAAAAACTAGATAGTAAAACAAAGAACATTAAAATAAGAACAAGTATTAACATGGGGCAAAAAGATATTGATTCCTATGTTAAGCAGTGGAACAATCAAATTTCAAGAATGCAATTTAAATCTCCAGATATTTTTAAAAATGAAGAAGTTCAGGCAAATTTAAAGGTTCTTCAGGATAACATTACCAATTTTTCTCAAAGGGGCGGAGCTTCTGTTCAAGACGTAAGGGGAAGTTTTGATGATTTAAAAACTTCTGTAACTAAAGTTGGTGCTTCTATGAAGAACACAACTAAAGATGGATATGGTTTTTCATCTATGCTTGATGTTGCAATTAAAAAAGTTGCCGTCTGGATGATTGCAACACAGGTTGTCTATGGAAGCATGAGAAAAATAGACGAGGGGACACAGTATATTAAAGACTTGAACAAGGAGTTGACAAATGTTCAAGTTGTTACAGGAATGACGGCTGAAGAAGTTAAAAGATTATCGTTTGAATATAATAATCTTGCAAAAGAAATGGGTGCTACTACGTTGCAAGTGGCACAAGGCAGTTTGGAGTGGTTTCGGCAGGGCAAGACAATTGAAGAAACTTCTGAATTAATGAGATCAACTTTGATGTTAAGTAAGTTAGGTAATTTAGAAGCTGCTGATGCTACTGAACATTTAACGTCTACGTTGAATGGTTTTAAATTAGAAGCTGAAGATGCAAGTTTGGTTGTCGATAAAATAATTGACCTTGATAACCAATATGCCACGTCTGCTGGCGAAATAGCCACAGCTTTACGATATTCTTCTAACTCTGCTCAACAAGCAGGTGTTAGTTTTGATGAATTGGCATCTTATATAACCGTTGTATCGAGCGTAACCCGAAGAGGCGCTGAGAGTATTGGACAATCCTTTGACAAAATAGAGGCTTTGAGATATAATTAATAAATCTCAAAAGAAAATTATCTCTGATTGACTTGAAACTCCTGAAGAGGACAACAAGGGGCAAGCATTTAATTATTATAATATTAAAAAGTGATGATTTTAATATAAAAAAAGGGAAAATTATGGTAGAATTTCAATGTGATAATTGTGGTAAGATTTTTATAAAGAAAAAAGATAGAGAATCTATAAATCATTTTTGTTCACAAAAATGCTATCGTGAATGGTTAAAAATAAATTATAGACCGTTTCCTATAACAAGTGGATCTGCACATCCAAGTTACCATCACGATGTTAATCATGATGTAATATGTGAATGGTGTGGAAAAAATTTTCATATAGATGCATATAGAGCAAAACAAGGAAAAACCAGATTTTGTTCCATAGAATGTAGAAGAGAGTGGTATGCAAAAGTTTGGAGTCAAGAAGAATCATGGAAATTGAATAGAAGAAATTTTGCTTTAAATCAATTTAAAAACAAAACTATGAATAACCTTGATTCTGTTCCTCAAAAAATAATAAATGATTTATTGTATAAAAAATCAATAAAATATAGAAACGAAGAAATAATTGGTAGTTTTTCTTTTGACAATTATATTTTAAAAAATAATTTGATAATTGAAATAATGGGAACGTATTTTCATTGTGACATTAGAAAATTTAAAGAAATTAATTATAAAAACCAACTTACAAGAATAAAAATGGATAAAATAAAACATTCTTTTATTTTAAATAATTATCATATTGAAATATTATATCTTTGGGAAGAAGATATAATGAAAAATTTGAAACTATGTTCTTTATTGATTGACAAATATTTAGATAACAATGGACAAATAGATAATTATCATAGTATAAATTATGAAATAATAAAAAATAAACTTTGTTTAAAAAACAAAATTATTTTTCCATATATGGAATGGAATATAGAAGAAATTAATCAAATAATAGACATAAAATTAAAAAAGAAAATAAATAAAAAACAAATAAGTAAGTGGACAACATATTTGTGTTGCCAGTGCGGTAAAAAGTGCGAACAATTGATAACAAAATATAATAAAAACGAAAGACATTTTTGTTCTCAGAAATGTTTTCAAAAATATAAAAAAGAAAATGATTGGCACAGGAAGTCATCACCTTCTCCAATTATTGATAAATAATAATAATTAAAGTGCAGCCTGAACGACTAAGCGAGATAACTCCATTTAAATATGGAGATGCGATAGTCTGGTCTTCCTTATAACTTTAAAAAGAAGAGGGAGAGAATTGCTCAAGTGTAAAGACACTTTTGGAAGAAGCAATTCCTTTTATTGATTTTTTCAATAAATGTAACAAAAAACGTAAAACAATGTTCGCTCGATTAGAAAACATCAAACTTGGAAAAATGTTTGAAGATGATACAACAAATATTAATGATGTTGAAAGAGCATTAGGATTAGTTAATATTAGATTAAGAGACACTGAAACCTCATTTAGACCTATGGGCGATGTAATGGATGAAATTGCTGAAAAATGGTCTACTATGAATGAGATAGAACAGAGTGCAGTTGCGAATGCTATTGCCGGAGTTCGGCAACGCGAAAATTTCTTAGTATTGATGTCCAACTACAACGAAGTTCTAGAAGCTCAGGCAATTCAACTTCATTCTGTTGGATTAGCCACAGAACGATATGAAATTTACATGGATTCCATAGAAGGAAAAACGAATACATTAAAGGCATCAATAGAAACATTATGGCAAAAGGCACTGAATGATGATGTTATTAAATTCTTTTTGGATTTAGGAATTTCTTCTACGGAAGCAATTGATAAAATGGGTGGACTAATTCCGATTTTAGAATCTATTATTGCTTTAATTGGAGTATTAACTGCTCAAAAATTAGTTAATTTTTTCCTTACTGCTAGTACTGCTGTAAATACTTTTTCTGTTTCAATAGGTGGTTTAAAAGCTGCATTAACGGCTCTTATAACTCCTACTGGACTTCTTCAAATTGCTATCGTAGCTTTAACCGCTGTAGTTATAACATATCAAAACACAGTAAAAAAACAAAACGATATTGGTTTAGAAAATACAACAAACGCATGGACAGAAGCTTTTAAAAATTTAGATGAAGAATTAAGAACCTCAATTGACTTATTGAATATGTATGAATCTATAGTTTCTAGAATAAATGAAAGACAAGGATTCGGAGACGCTTTTGTTAATAAACAAAAAATAATTGATCAGGGTTTAAAGGAGTTAATTTCTACTCTAAAAGAGACTTCTTCAAATTATGATGAATATATGGAATCAGTTAAAAAAGCTGCTGAAATTGCGGGATACACTATTACGGAAAACGGCGATCTAATAAGGTCTACAACCGGAGTAGGAAGGGTTGTATTGAAAACAGCCGATGAATTTGATATTCTTACCGATGCAGAATTGGCTTTGTTCAATGCTACAAAAGCAGAACTAGATACTTGGGTAACAGCTTGGAAACGTGCTAATAGTCAAATTTATGATAGTACAGACCAATTATCCGAAGCATTTGATAGACTACAATATATACTTGATGATTCATTTGGAAAAGCATTTGATTCTTATCACGACAAACAAGAAAAAGCAGCAATAAAAGCAGCAGAACTAAGATATCAAATAGAGTTACTCTCAGAACAACCAACATTATCAGATGAACAATTAACTCAGTTGGGTGATCTTCAATATGAATTATATAATGTTGAACAAGATATTTTAAAAACCGCTGATGCTTATGAAAAATCCCTTCACGCATCGATAGTTAGTACATTTATTCAAAGAGTACAAGCTTCTGAACTTAGTCTTGATATTAAAGAAAAAGCTTATGGTATGGCTGCTGATATGATGAATGCTTGGGGATTAATGGGCGCAGAAACCGTAAGAGTTATGGGTGCAATGGATCAGGCAATGGTTGATCTAGCGAATGGTGCTTATGAGTCGGCTCAAGAAGCTATAGCCAATATTTTAAATATTGGAAATGCTGCAAATGCGATAAGTGGAAATTATTATTTAAATTTTGTTGTTACTACAAGTGGAAACGTTGTATCTCCTGGAACTTTAGATGAAAATGATCCATTGTGGGGATTACAAAATAATCAATCTGTAACTCAAGCATTTAATCCGCCTTCTACAAATGTTCCAACTCGATCTTCATTCCCTGGATTTTCAGGCTATGGTGGTGGTGGAGGAGGTGGTGGTGGCGGTGGTTCTTCTCCAAAGGAACAAACAAAAACTCTTAAAGATCTCCATAATCTTGTAATTAGTTTAATTAAAGCAGAACAAAAAGCAAGAAAAGAAGCTTTGAAGGATCAAATAAATGGTTTAGAAGCACAGCTTGATGCTTATAAAGAAATCATAGATGCTAAAAAAGAAATTTTAAAAGCAGAACAGAAATCCATAGAATATCAAGAAAGTCTTGCTGATAAAACTAAAAATATTGCTCAAATTCAATCTGAGATGGCAATTTTAGCCCTTGATACATCTGCTGAATCTAAAGCCAGACAATTAGAGTTAGCTGAAGAACTAGCCGATGCTCAAAAAGATTTAGAAAAGATACAAAGAGATAGATCTTATGATTTGCAAGAAGAAGCACTCGATAAAGAATATGATTTATATAAAGAAAACATAGATTCTCAAATCGCAATAATTGAAGATGCTATTTCTGCTATTGATGATTATTTAAGTAAAACTGGTCAGATTGCTCAAGATGCTTTAGATAGAATTGGAGAACAAGCTCCTGATTTATATCAATTATTGATAGATTGGAATGCCGAATATGGGTCTGGAATTAGAACAGATGTTGTAGAAGCATGGAATGAAGCTTATGATGCACTATTAAAATATGGAAATTTAGTAGATGCATTATATGGTGGAGTTGCTCCAACTGAATCTAGTGGAACACTTCCTACTCATCATAGTGGTTTATCTTCTGGTGCAGTAGGTGGAGTTAGAACATTACCTGGTGAGGTTCTTTCTAAGTTGCTTGTTGGTGAAGAAGTAATGAATAATAATGATATATTGAAAACACTAAAAATGATTCCTAGTGTTGCCAATGTTATTAGCAAAGTTCAAGGTTCTGGAGGTTTAAATATTGAAAATTTGATTACTATTCAAGGTGATGTAATTGAAAAAACAATTCCAAAAATAAAGGATATTGCTAAAGATGTTATAAAAGAAATTAATTCTACTCTTGTTCGACAAGGAAGTGTGAGAGATGTTGCATCAATTTATGGTTAATGATTTAAAAAATAGGGGAGAGAAAATCTCCCCTAATAATTAAGAAAGGAGGAAAACGAGTATGGGTTTTTATGCAAAAAGTTTTGTATATGGTGGAGAAGTAAGTGAATCTTATAATCTTCAAATCGGTTCTAATGATACTGGCACAATAAGTTCAAATGGAAGTGGAACTGTAGAAATAATTCAAGATTTTATTTTTAGAAAGCCTGTTCCATATTTTTATGGTGTTAAATATAGTTCCAATTTATCTTTTCCTGTAACTTTTTTTTCTCCAGATGAAATAACTGCTTTAGATGCTAGTTATATTCAAAAATGGTTGTTTGGTGCATTGAATTATAAAGATTTAGCAATAGCTCAACCAGACATGGAAGGAATTTATTTTAAAGCAATTTTTACAAATCCTCAAATTATAAGATCTGGAAATTTAATAAGAGGATTCTCTGGAACGTGTATTTGCGATTCTCAATGGGTTAGAACGTATCCTAGAACAATAACATACAATTATACAAGTGCTCCTTTTGGAAGTTCCATTGTTTTTTATAATAACTCACATTACGAAGGATATAATAAGCCTCATATTTCTTTTACAATGAATGCTTCTGGTGGAGATATTTCTATTATTAATACAAGCGATTCAGATAGAAAATTTGAATTTACAGGTTTATCGGCATATGAAGTGATAACTGTAAATTCTGATTTGGGAATTATTGAATCGAATTTAGGATATAGAAGATTATCAAATTTTAATAAAAATTTTATGAGATTTAAAGACGGGTTAAATAACCTTACGGTTACGGGTAATATATCTCAATTAAATATCACATATGAATTTATCAGACGTTTAGGAGGATAGTATGCAAGTATCGTTTGATATTTATAATCAATCTGAACGTCCATCAATTGTTTTATGTAATCCCGATGGAGAGCAACTTTATTCTTTAGAATCTGCCTATAATGTTAAACCAACATTAAGATTCAATGCTCAAAGTGAAATAGAATTTGATTTTCCAAAATATATAGATGGAGTTGAACTTCCTGGTTTTGAGTATCTTCAGTCTAAAAGACTTGTTTTATTAGATGGAATAGGATATTTTATAATTGTTGATCCTGAAAAGAGTGACGATGGTGGAACTCCTATTAAGCACATAAAAGGATTTAGCAGAGAATCAGAACTTGTTTTTAAAAAAATAAATACATTGTCGGGAACATATAAATTATATGATGCAGATGATCCAACAAATACAGATACATTGGTAGGATTGATTCTTTTTTATGCTCCAAATTGGAGTGTATCATCAATAGATTCAACTTTAGTTGATTTGTATAGAACGTTTAATGTTACAGATACAAATTTATATCAATTCCTTACAGCAGATGCTTCAACTGCTTATAATTGCTTTTTTATTTTTGATTTCTTAAATAGGTCAATAAAAATATTAGATGTTGAGAGAAATATAACCGCAACAGATGTTTATTTATCTTTTGATAATTTAATAAAAGATCAGGACTATAACGAAATTAGTGAAGAAATAACAACTGCATTATATTGTTATGGTGGTGGAAATTTAACTATTAGAAATGTGAACCCGTTGGGAACAAATGTAATTTATGATTTTTCTTATTATAAAAATTCTAATTGGATGTCTCCAGATTTAGTAAGCGCAATAACCGCATGGGAAAATAAAATTGAATTATATAAAGATGATTATTTTGCATACTCTGTTTTATTGACAGATTATCAAACCGACTTAGCAACAGAACAAACTACATTGGTAGAATTTCAAACACAATTAGCGGTTTATCAACAAACTTATGATGTGAGAAGTGAACAAGGATTAAGCACTACAGAAATAGAAGCATTAATTGATCAGCAAGAAATTTTAATAAATAATCAAAATCTTCTTATTGTTAATATACAAAACAATATTTCTTCTACAGCATTGGCTATGAGTAATATTAATAATGAATTATCTTTTACTAATACATCAAATTTTACAACAGATCAATATTTAAAACTTTCAAATTTCATATATGAAAATACATATAAAAATGAAAACATAATCATTACAAGTTTGATGAGCAATGCAGAAATTAATGCTCAAAGTTTAGAATTGTATAATGCTTCTACCGTTGTTCTTAGTAAAATGGCTGTTCCTAGATATCAAATTACACTTAATACAATAAACTTTCCTACAATTTTTGAATTTTCTTCTATGACGGGTCAATTTGTTTTAGGAGATCAAATAACTATAGAAACAGATGAAAATTTATTATTATCTGCTACGCTTTTAGAATATAGCTTTAATTATGAAGATCCAACTGATTTTTCAATAATTATTTCAAATAAACAAAGAATAAATGATTCCAGTTTTATTTTATCTGATTATATTCAAAAAACTTTAAAGGTTGCTTCGGATGTTAGTTTTACAAAAGAAGCATACAACGATTGGAGTACTAATAAACCTATTATTATAGATAATGTGGTAACTCCGTCTGGAATTTCTTCTTATGGAATAGTTGCTGAGAATCTTAAAGGAGAAATAACAGCAACTCCGACTTTGAATATAACAAATATAAATTCTACAAGCGGATCATCTAATTTTGTTTTAAATCAAGAAGGAGTGGTTTTACGAGAACCGACAATATACACTTTAGACGGTGGTGTTGGTATTAGTAGAGATATTGTTACTGCCGGAGGAGGCGTTGTTTCTTTTAGGAACGGAGTTTTTGTTAGTGGTAGTGGTTTAGCTGAAGGAAGTTCTTTAACGGTTATTGAAGATTTAACTGGTCAATCTGGTAGTTATATTTCTATAAGTGGAAGTTATATAACAAATTCAAGTAGAATTTATGTAAATGGAATTACTCAAATTAAAGATATTCATTATACTGAAGTTCCTTCTAGTGGCGCAACTATGATTGATGAAATTCAAGTTGGAGATGGCGTATTGTTTGAATATGTTCCATTGATAACTTAGAAAGGTGAAAAAATGAATTATGTTACTTTTTCAAGTTTAAATAGTTTAGGAGAAATTAATTTCATTGCTGGAACGAGCTATACAATAAAATTTGTGTGCTATGATCAAGATGAAAATGCTTTAGATATTAGCGCTGCTGATTGTTCATGGAATCTAGCTCCATTTGGAACAGATTATTCTATATTAACAAAAACAGGAAATGTAGTTACCACAAATAGTTTTGAAATAGTTCTTGCTCCTATTGATACAAGAGATTTATCAAATGGTAAATATACGCATCAACCAACTATTGTTTTTTCAAATGGTGTTGAAGTAGTTCCGGCTCAAGGAATTATAGCTGTTACAAAAAGGATAAGATAATATGGCTGATCCAATCAGTGTTTCGGGAAGTAGTAATTTATATATTTATCAAGAAAGTCATATTGTTAGAACTGGAATATTAAAATATTATGATCCTCTAATGTTTTCTGATTTAGCTTTACAATATCTTTCTACATTAAACGTTGTCGATCATACGTTACCTGCTACAGATCCAACATCGAACCAACAACCAGAAGGTATAAATTTTACAATATTTGATTTAACAATTACGAGTGAGAGTTAATATGACTACTACAAATTTAAATTTATTTACATATAGTCTGGGATCAGACGGAGATATCGGATTTGACGATTTAAGAAGCTTTATAAATGGATCAGGAAGTTCTAGTAATATGATGAAAATAGATAATTGGGCTTTTCAACAACCTATTGTTTTATCATCGATGTTAAGTTCTTTTTCTGGATCTAAAACTTTAATTAATGGATCTTTAAATTCTATAGATGGAATTTTAGGAAATTCTGCATCTCAAATATCTGAATTAGATAATAGATTTGCTATACTTGGAACATTTAGTGGAAGTGGTCAGGCTGATTTTTCTAGTATTTCTCAAGATTATGAGCATTTACTTATTTTAGGTGTTGCTTCATCTGATTATCCATATCCATTAACAAATATTGGAATTGATTTTAATGGAGATACAACTGGCAGTTCTTATTCAACTGTTCAATATGATAATTCTGGATCAATCACTGGCACTGGAACTCTAAATCATATGGAATCTATCTCGTCTTCTGCAATTGGTCAAATTTTACTTGGAAAAATTACTGGAAGTTCAATTGATCAATATGGCGGAACTATAATGGGAATAATTCCTTGGTATTCTGGAAATCTTGGATTTTATAAAACCTCTATGGGATTCAATGCCGTTGTTAGCGGTTCTTATGAAGATGCTAATGGTTATGTTAGATCAGAATGGGCTTCTGTTAATTTAAGTGGAGGGGTATGGAAAAATAATGTTCCTATTGATAGAATTAGGATTTTTGGAAGTAGCGGAAGTTCTAAGTATGACTTTTTAGATGGAACAGAAATAACACTATATGGACTTCAATAATAGAAAGGATGTGCTAATTAAATGACAACTACTAGCTCTTTTTTAAACTTAACTTTATATAACGGCACAACTGATCAAAGTGGAAGTTTTATTAATTGGACTAATGATATGACTGGATCATCTAATAGCAATATGATTAAGATTGATAATTTTTCACAAGAAATAAGTGCGTGTGCAATATCATTAAATTCTAATGTAAGTGGTTCTGTTACCTTGATAAAAAATAATATTTCTATTTTAAGTGGATCTATTACAGCGTTATCTGGTAGTATAAACAATGTTAATCATCAATTTCAAAAACTAGATGAATACACATATACTTCTGGAAGTCTCACTACTAATATTATAGATTTTAATAATATTCCTCAAGATTATACTAATTTATTAATTGTGGGAATTACCGGAACTGGAAAGAGACTAACTGTTTCCAACGTTGTAATTGATTTTAATGGAGATGCGAATCAAGCAAATTACAGTAGTGTTCAGTGGGCGAAAAACAATGCTTCAGAATATATTGCCGAAAGATTACCTGGAGGAATTGTGGTTGGTATTTCAAATGCATTTTATCCTTCTTCTGCGTATGGTGCTCCTTTATTCGCTATTATTCCAAATTATAGTTCATCTGGTGGATTTTATAAAACAGCTATAGGTCATATTGCAACAATGGAAAATCCTTATGTAACCAGCTTAATGGGAGGAATTTGGAAGAGGAATGTTCCAATTACTAGAATTCGTATTGGTGTTAGTTTTAGTGGAACTAGATATGCCTTTTTAATTGGATCAAAGGTTTCCCTATATGGATTCGGATAATTGAAAGGATGTGTTAATTAAATGACAACTACGAGTTCTTTTTTAAATTTGATTTTGTATAACCTTACAACTGATCAGAGCGGAAGTTTTATTAGTTGGACTAACGATGTTGGTGGATCGGTTGTTAGTAATATGACAAAAATTGATTCTTTTTCTAGCGAGATTAGTGGATGCGTTGTATCAATAAATTCTAATATAAGCGGTTCTATCACTTCAACAAACAATACGATTTCTCTCTTGAGCGGATCTGTTACAGCATTATCTGGAAGTTTAAATAATATTAATAATAAATTACAAAAATTAGATGAATTTTCTGGTGCTGGTCAAGCAGATTTTGATAACATTCCTCAAAATCATAAAAATTTATTGATAATGGGAGTTACCGGAACGACATATACTGGAATTTCCAATATTGTTGCCGATTTTAATGGAGATGCAAACCAAGAAAATTATGGTAGTGTTCAATGGGCAAAAGATAATAGTTTTGAATATCTTTCTCATAGATCTACGGGTGGAATCGTAATCGGAAACGCAAATTCATATTCTTCTTTATATGGCACAGCGATATTTGCTATCATACCTAATTATAGTGGTTCTAGTGGATTTTTTAAAACTGGTATGGGTTATATAGCAGCAATAGAAAATCCTTATGGAGTTGGATTAGTAGGAGGTGTTTGGAGATCTGTATCTCCTATTACAAGATTAAGAATATCTGTAAGTTTTAGTGGAACTAGATATAATTTTATCACTGGAACAAAGATCTCCTTGTATGGTTTTGGATAAGATTTTATTTTAAATAAAATGTTGATTTTATTGTATTTTTAACCCCCATATATGGGGTATATCGGATGACGATACCCCATATATGGGGGTATATATAAGGAGAAATGTGATCGAATGACTGATAATATACGAACACTTGGTTGTGACACCTCTCATTGGGCTGGAAGCATAAATTTTGAAAAAATGTATAATGCTGGAACTAAGTTTTGGGTAACTAAAGCTACTGATGCCTATAAAACATCTCCCATTCAATATGAAGACTCCAAGTTCATGGAGTTCTCTACGGCAGCCTTTAAACACGGAAAAATGCTAAATGGCTGTTACCATTGGTTGCAAATGAGTATAGACCCAATAGTAGCTGCTGATTTTTATTTAGAGAGATATAATAGGTTTAATTTTCATCTTCCACCTATTATGGACTTTGAAGAAAGATATGTAATAGATACTGGAAAATTTTCTGATTATGCTTGGAGAGCACAAGTGTGGCTTGAACACGTAGAAAAGAAAACAGGTAGACGACCTATTATATATACTGCTAAATGGTTCACAGAATTATTTAAAGACGAATATATATCTTGGATGAAGAAATATCCATTATGGGTAGCAGATTATACCTGGTATGCCAATAATATTTTAAACAAGCCTTATAGAATGCCTACTCAATGGGATACTTATTTAATGTGGCAATTTTCTGCTGATGGTAATAAAAGAGGTGCTGAATTTGGAGTAGGGGCTACTGATATAGATCTAAACTGGTTTGAGGGAAGTTATGAAGATTTATTAAAGTTTTGTAATATTACTACTACACCAAAGCCACCTATTATTCCAGAACCTCCAACACAACCAGAACCACCTGTAAATGGGGTTATATTGCCTATTTTAAAAGTGATAAATAAAGTAAATATAAGACCAACTCCATCAACGGCAATTAAAGAAACACGTACAAGACAAATAGGCGAAACAGTGAAAATAGAAGAAATTAAAGTTCATGCCATAAACAATATTTGGGTTCGTGATCAAGAAGGCTGGAGTGCTCTTGTTTATTATAATGTGCTTTATATGAAATAATAAATATTAATAAATTAAAATAGATCAGAAAAAATATTCTGATCTATTTTTTTTATGATTTTCACCTATTAAATAGGTTATATAACCTAAAGGTTAGGTAACCTAAATTATATATTTATGTATGAAAAATGTGTAAAAATACACAAAACTCCTTTGTAAAATGTGTAACGTCTTACCAGTAAGACAAACCATAACTAATTTTGTTCTATTGACAAGGCAATAAAGGTTGCCAATCCAACCCTTATTGAGTATGACCTCAGACATAATTGGTGTCCGTGCTTTACAAAATAATTCCCCATTTTATAAAACAAGATCGGTACGCTTGCAAGCAGAGGCGTTCTAGGTACTGTTAAGTTATATTTTAATCGATAATCATTTTATTGTCAAGGTAATTTATTTATGTTTTTCAAAAATAAATTTATCTAAAGATACCGGCATATAATTGGTATATTCTAAAGCTAACAATTTCTGATATCCATTTTTTATAGTAATTAATTCTTTTTCATGTCTATTTGGATCTACATTATGGAAGTGACCATGAATATTTATATCGTATTCACCATTCCAAACTACTGGTTTATGAGAAAACATAATTCTTTTTCCAAATATACGATCTTGGAATTGTTCACACACCATGCTCCACCCATGTTCTAAATACCACGAATTAGATTTTTTATCATGATTTCCCCTAATCAACCAATGTCTGCCAGGAACAGTCATAAGTTGTAAGTGCCACATAACATCGTTATAAATACAAATATCTCCTAGATGTATTAAAATGTCTTCATGTTTAATACAGTGGCGAAGATTTTTTAATATGACTTCGGAAAAGTTTTCAGGTCGATTGCAATATTCGATCATTTTGGAATGACCTAAGTGTGTATCTGTAGTAAGCCAATATTTCATATAGAATTTCTTTCTTCTTTTATTTTATTAAAACAAGAATTACATAAAGTCATATACCAATGCCCTCCAATGTCTCTTATATTTCCCTTTTTACCGCATTGTTCACATGTTACTATAGATTTTTCTTCTGCTTGAGTTATTAGGTCATCTAATTCATTGGTTGAAAAATTAGTATAGTAATGTAAAAAACCAAATTTTTCTTTTATTTGATGAACTCTAAAATCTTTATTTATTTTTTTATCATTCATTAATTTTTCTATTTGTTTAGAGAGATTATATAAAAGATTGAACCATCCATCTCCACATTCAAATGAAAGTCCTTTACCATGAAATCCTCCATATTTATAAAAAACAAATTCTTTTCTTAGTTTTTCTTCTAATTCGTGTTTCATTTATCTGTTTATCCTTAAATATCTATTCAGAAACAAAACCCCTTCTTCAAATATGTCTGTATAAAACAAAGAACTTTCTTTCACCATACTAACATATTTATCCCAATTTAGTTTTTCATTAATAAAAATAATTGGAATTCCTTTTCCTATTGCATATCCTAATTCAAATATAGTATTGTATCCACCTGGATTTTCTTCTTCCAAATATCCAAATACCAAATCGCAATTATCTATCATGTGTAAATCCAAGTTTGTATATTGAGATGGAATATTGAGCTCGTGTTTATTTGGATCAAGATATTTTACATCAAGATAGTTTGCACTCATTTTTACAGTTTCTCTCCAAGGATCTCTTAGTCCACCTGCTAAGTAAATTTTCATTGTCTTGTCATTCCTTTAACAGTTCCTAATAATATAATTAATAATCCTCCAAGAATAAGAGCAAAATCCCTCATGTAATATCCACAAAGAACAAATAGAGCTCCTGTCCAGTAAATCGTTTCCCATTTTTGTATTCTCATTTTTTTATTCCTTATTTGTAATATGCTGCATATTATGATTGTTTTTTATAGATAATATGACATATGTTACACATAATGTTTTATGAACCTAAACACTTATCACAACTTGGATTATCTAAATCACAATTATCACAGGGATCTGATTCTTTTTCTTCTTCATCTTTTAAAAGATTTAATTCTTTATAGGAATTAAGACCGTGAACAATACTTCTTTTAAAATAATCTTTTCCACCATCAACAGATAAGTTTCCACACTTGCAGGTTACGAAATCATGTCTGTGTTTAGATTCTACAATGTCTCCACATAATAAACACTTCGCGATATTCTTTATTGTTTCTTTTGGCTTATTCATTTTTGCCAGACCATGATTTTTCTTGTATTATATCTTCCATAGTATTTTCTACTGATGCTGGTTGAAAACCAACTGCAATTAGAAATTGCATGTATTGTCGTATCATATCAGTCAATAATCCTTCTTGTGATTCATCAAATTCATGTGCTTGATCTATTGTTTCATTGATGAATCCTGCGTAATGAAATTTAAATTCTAATCTGTGTTGTTTTCTTATTTCCATTATTCCTCTATTTCTTGAAGATCAGTAAAACTGTATTCACTAAAAGAATTTTCTAATTTATAATTTTCAAAAGTATGAATAAATAAGTTTAATTCATTAAATTCTTCTTCCGATTCCATTTCCCTAAATGAACCTATGTTCTGTAACATTTCATGAAATTTAGTTCTTAGTTCTATGGGAATACAATAATAATTACTACCTTCGTCAACTTCAAAACAATATCTTCCAGAAAGTTTGTTAGTCATACTATTCTCCTTTATTCCTTATAAGATCTTTATTATAATTATTTATCTTTTTCTACCTGATATATTATATTACTAACAATATAAATATCTCGATATAGGGAACTTAATTTTAATGATATTTCTGCAACTTTCATTGCCCTTATATATGCTTCTTGATATACATTTTCTAGTTGCTTACAAATTTTTAAATTAGAAACTGCAGGAATTGAACTTATTTGTTCTTGTATTTCAAATAGTTCAATCCAATAAGTGTTTCCTTTTTCTGCTAAAATATTAAATTCTTTATTAAATTCTTCGTTTATTGTTGTCATAATTTTCCTCTTAATAAAATACTTGTTTTACTTTTTGTTTGCATAAAGTATGTGGTTTTAGCGAATTTTAATGATTTTATATATTTAGTAAAGTTTTTTTAATAACAGAATCTATTTGTCCAGCAAGATTTGGTTCAATGATATAATATGTTCCATTGATAATTTGTTGTATTTCTTTTAATGCTTTTACTAATTTACCATTTTTTATTAATGTTTGATCATTTCTTATATTTTGTGATGTAATGATTTCATACAGTTGTTTTGTAGATAGAGGTTCACCGTTGATGATATACTCATCAGGATAAATTAGTGGTTTTTCAGGTGAAATGTAGGTTGGTTTTGGTTCTGTCATAAATTTTTCCTTTCATAATAAAACGAATATTTTATTGACTTTTTATTCTCTTACTAATTATATCATTCTTCTTATTGCTTTTATTCTTTTTAAATAATTGTCTAATGTTCCAGAATTTTTCCTTACTTTCTTCATTGGTTACCTGTTTGATCATACTTTATTTTTTCCTTTCTTTATGAATTTTTGAATATAGAAGTATTTTACACCTTTTATTATTTGTTGTCAAGTGCCAATATTTATTAATATTAAAATAATCCCTGTTTTAGGGATTATTTTTTTAGGGATTTTTATATAATTGTGATTATTATAATTAGGATTATTATTTTATTCCAGTTGAACCAAATCCACCTCGATTATTGTTTCCCAAACTATCTGTTTCTTCAAATAATAAAGTCGGTTGAATTTGCATAATTCTGAATTGACAAATTCTATCATTTTTTTCTACTTTGGTATCTCTTGTGGCATAAGCAGAAAAATACCATTGATCTTCATCACCGTTGTAATTATTATCCACTACTCCAAAATGGTTTACTTGAATTAATCCAAAATTTTTAAAAGTAGATGATCTAGGAACTATGTGAGCCTCGTATCCATAAGGAAGTTTTATGGCTATTCCTAGGGGTATTAATCTCCATTCTCCGGCTTTTATTTTGATTGTTTCAGATGAACGTAGGTCAACCCAGTTTCCGTTCTTTGTTGGCTTTACTTTCTCTATGTCAGATAAATATTTTATTTTTATTGTTTGTGAGTTGTACATTATTTATTTCCTGGCTTTTCTAAAATTTGAAATGACTTGCTATTGTTTCTATAAATAGTTCCACCTTTTAAACCTTTTTCCCACATGTAGAGATAGATGTCAAAAATATCTTGAACAGTAGCATCTTCTGGAATATTTATGGTTTTAGATATGGCGTTACTAGTATATTTTTGCCATGCAGCTTGAATATCTACATGTCTTTTCCAAGGAATCTCATTTGCCGTTTTAAACAATTTTTGTAATTCTTCAGATACTAATTTGCATCCTGTTAATGTTCCTGTGGAAGAAGCATATTCTAATATTGTATTTGTTTGTTCTTTGTTATATCCGAATTCCTTTAATTTCTTTTCTAAAGCTGGATTTACTTCAAAAATAGAATCTTTAGCAATATTGCCAACTCCTTCTGTAATGTTGCGCTTATAGGCAAGAGCAAAAAATGGTTCAATTGCACTATTTACACCACCAATAATAGCGATTGAACCCGTAGGCGCAAGACTTATGCAAGCGACATTTCTGAGACCAATATTTCTTAATTCTTCTGGATTAATATTAGATTTTCCATAAGGGCTTTCATATAAAACTTTTTCAACTACATGAAGATCAACTTTTTCTGAATCATAATAAGCAAAAGCACCGCGTTCCTTGGCTAATTGAAATGATTCTTCCCAAGCATGAAAATTAATAAACCATGAAAGATGTTCTGATAATTCAACTGCTTCATCTGAATCATAAGGAATATTCATTTCTACCAACAGATCTGCAAAACCCATTACTCCACCACCTAGTCTCCTAAGTGATTTTGTGACAATATTTATTTTATCTAATGGAGCTTCTGTTACTTCTGTAACGTCATCTAAAAATCTAATTAATGTTTTTACAAGTGTTTTTAATAAGTTCCAGTCAATTTGTTTTGTTTTTTGATCAAATATATGCAAAAGAACAATTGATGCTAAGATACAACTTTCATTAGATAATAAAGGAACTTCACCGCAGGGATTGGTTGCATAAATAAATTCTAAAAATTTCACCATATTATCTTCATTAATTCGATCCCAAAATAGTTCCCCTGGATCGCCTGACTCCCATGCTTGAGTCGCGATTTGCAATAATAAATTTCTTGCGTTTACTGTTTTTATAACTTTGCTTGTTGCAGGAGAAATTAAATCCCAATTACGATCTTCTTTTACTGCATTCATAAAATCATCTGTGAGAAGAACTGAAATATTAAAATGAGTTAATTGATCGTCTAAAAGAGTTTTTTCTAAAACTTTTTCATATTTTGTGTTTTTTAATCTTCCATCAAAAGATTTTAAATTACGGTCATATTCTTCCATCAATCTTGAATTTCTAACATCTAAATGAGATTTAAATCCAATAAATTTTTCTATGTCCGGATGTGAAACAATTAATGATCCTAATTGAGCTCCCCTCCTAGATGCTTGTTGAATTACTTCTCCTGTTTGATCAAATAAAGTCATAAAACTTAAAGCACCAGAAGCTTCTCCACCAGTAGAATTAATCAGTGCTCCTTTTTCTCTAATATTAGAAAAAGAGTATCCTACGCCTCCACCCATAGCGAAAACTTCAGCAGCATCTTTCAAGGCTTCGTATATAGAATTTCTAGAATCTTGAATAGATAAAACAAAACAGTTGGCAAGATTTTTTATTCCTGTTCCTGCATTTGCAATTATTCTTCCACCAGGAAGGATAAGTAAATCATATATAACTTTATAATATTTTTCTTCTGCTTCTAGGATCTGTTCATTGGTTAATCCATAACTCCTCCCTCCTTCAGCTATTTGTTTAGCAATTGTTCTGCATTTTTCACTCCATACTTTCGTTTTGTTTTTTGAATATTTTAGTGCGAAAACTTTCTTTGCTTTTTCATTAAGTTCTGCCAAATAGTACCTCCTTAAATAAAATGATATTAATATTGAAAACCTATTCTATAATTACTTTTTAGAATAAAATTCAATTATCTTAGAAATTTCTATTGCGTTATTCTTTACGTAATCCAATCCTTCTTGATTGATTAAAGTAATATCAAATTGATAATCATCTAATGCAGTTTCGGAAGGATGTGATTTTTGTAATTCTGTTAATCCATTATTAAATTCACTTCTTTCAACAAAAATTGAATATACCTCATAATATTTTTCTTTTAGCAGATCTATCTCATTTGGGAATCTACAATCTGGAACTAAAAAATAGTCAAATTCTGTTTTGAAAGCAAGTATAAAATCAGATACTACATTCACCCAAATATCGGGATTGTTTTTTCTGGCTAAATCAGTCCCTACTTTTTGTAATATTGTTCTTCCTTCTTCATCTTTGATTCCATTCCAGTTAAAATATTCTTTACAAACATATTTTAAATAATCGGCAAAATGTAAAATAACAACTTTTTTACCATAAGATTGTAAAGTTTCCTTTACATATTTTGCGGTTGTATCTTTTCCGTGTTGTGCCTTTCCAGAAAAAGTTATTATTTTCATTGAATATCTTCTTCTTTTTTTAATATATGAAAATAATCAACAATTTCTTTCCAGTTATTTTTACGAACATATCTATTATTGACTTCATCATAATTGTCTTTTTTAGAAGTGTTCCAGGGTGCATTAAATAAAATGGCTCTTTTATTTGGATCTTGAATAAATTCTTGAACATTTTCCCATCGATCATCAATGAGGAAATCCATATTGATCAAAGATTTATCATAGGCATGAACAAAATTTTCTCTTTTATCTAAGAAATCATATTTCTCCAACCAATCATATTTAGAATCCATTCTATTACTTGCTGTAACATAAATAATTCTAAATCCCATTTTTTTTAGTTTTTTAATTCCTTTCCATGCTCCTTTTATTGGTTTACAATGATTATATATGTTGAAGTCTGGAGTTGGATGAATATAGTCATATATCTCGTCTCCACATTTTACAAATTTATCAATTTTCCATTCGGTTATGTTGTTTATATCTAAATGATCATCATAATCTTCGTTATAGATTTTAACCCAATTGGGAATTAAATTGATAACAACATCATCACAATCAATTCCAATAATTATTTCTTTTTCTGTCATAATTTTTTTAAAGTCCCATTTCCTGTTTTGATATATGTTACTTCTTGGTTGTGCAACTCATTAATATCAGAACAATCCAAATAAGATAAACCAGATCGAAGTCCCCATATAAATTCTTCATATATTTCTTTTAATGGTCTAATGTCTTCTTCCGGTATCTGCATTACCAATCCCTCATTGGATTTTAAATGTTTTCCCATTTCGTTTTGTAATTTATAAGAACTCATTCCATGCACAATACCTCCGTTGTTAGATTCTTTGCTTTTCCCAAATAAACTTCCTATCATTACATAATCAGCACCAAACACAAAAGCCTTCATTGCATTTCCAGAGTTTTTTATTCCACCATCAGCAATAATTTTTACGTTTGGATAAAGATTCTTTATGTTAGAACAATCTTGAATTGCGGTTAAATCTGGAATTCCCACACTTGTCACGCCTCTCGTGGCACAGACAGAACCTCCTCCAATGCCTATTCTAATAAAATCACTTCCTGCTTGTGCTAAATGATAAGCACCTTCGTACGTAGCAACATTACCAGAAATAATTTCAAAATTTAATCCACTTTCTTTTCGATATTCATTTAATGAATAGACAGAATCTATTGTTCTTTGCATGTGTCCTGTAGCAGTGTCAATACAGATAAATTTTGCTCCATTTTCTACTGCCAGTTTGGCATAAATAAGTTCTTTTTTCCATTGATTAATTCCAATAGAAATACCATAATTTTTAGTTTCTTTTAATTGTATGATTGATTCTAATCTTTCAGCTTCAGTTGAAAAGAATCTATGAAGTATGCCAATTCCACCTAGTCTGCTCAATTCTTTTATGAATGGAACATTACTAATTCCTCTCATTGGAGCAGAAAAAATAGGCATATATTTTTTATCTGTAACAAAAATATTTACATCTTTTCTACTTCTAATGTGTGAGTGTTCTGGTACTAATAAAACATCATCATAATCTAATGGTTCTAAGTTTGATTTTATAATCATTTATTTATATAGTATCTCCTTTGTTCAACAAATAGAATTTTATTTTATCATGTAAGTTGATTTTAGTCAATGTTTGAATGTTAAAATTTTGTTTTATTCTGAATTTTTTAAGGTTTGAAATATTAAAGAAAGTTAGGTGAATGTTAAAGAAAAGTTAAAATCTTTTCATCCATGTGTTTCTTTCTTTTACTTTATTATTGTTTAAGCATCGATCATAAGCATAAGGCTCATATAATAATAAAACTCTCTCTTGTCCTCTTGTAAGCATGGTATACAAAAACGTTTGATCTAATAAAGTATAATGTGTATTATCAATAATTCCAATAATATATTTGGCTTGACCGCCTTGTATTTTATGGCAGGTAGAAGCCCAAGCTAAATCTAATTCTGATAATTCTGATCTGGTATACTCTATCATTTTATCTGGATATTCAACGATTAAATAATCTTGATTCTCTTTTATTCCAATCTCTTTTATATATCCTATCTCTCCATTAAACACTCCTAAATCATAATTATTTTTTATGTGCATTACCTTATTGTTTAATTTAAAAGATTTTTTCCCGTGTTTGATCTCGCTACTTGTATTTGAAGTTAAAATACCTTGAATTATCTTATTGATTTCTTCTGTTGAATTTATACAATCTTTTTTTCTAGGAACGATTATTTGAACATTATCCAATCCAACTTCTTCAACGGATTTTAAGAATGTATTTATTGCTATTTTTCTCAATGATTCTCTGTCATTTCTACAAATATAATACATATCTTGAAGTTCACCACGAATTGTTTTTAATAATTTTTCTCCTTTAAGTGGATCTTTCCCATTTCTTATCTTATTTGCATCACTAATAATTCCAGATCTTTCTGCTTGACGATGAACTTTAGTAAGTTTATTAATTTGAAAATTTTCTTTTGAAAGAATATCTGTCGGAAAAGAACCATATGAGAGAGGGGGGAGTTGCCCCACATCACCTATCAATATTACTTTTGTTCCTGGATTAATTGCTTCAAATAATTTTAAATATAGTCCAGAATAAATCATTGAATATTCATCAACTATTATAATATTATATGGCAATTTATTATATCTATTGTATAAAAATTGATTTAAACCTTGTGCACCTAATAATCGATGGATTGTCATTGCTTGAAATCCACTTACTTCCTCTAGTCTTTTTCCTGCCCTAGCAGATAAAGCACAAGCTCCAATAGAATAACCTGCCTGATCATATATATTTAAAATGGCTCTAGTTATACTTGTTTTTCCAGTACCACCTAAACCTACAATTACACTAAATGATTTTTTTAAAACATTTAAAATGACATCCAGTTGTTCTTTAGTATATTTGTATCCTTGTATTTCTTCTGCAATCCTTATTCCTTCATCAATATTTTCTTGTGTAAGATAAAGATTATTTTGATTATTTAATTCATTAATAATATCCCAAATCTCACTTTCAACCCAATAATAATAATGAAATCCCACCATATAATCATTTTTTTCTTCATCTTCTTCTATGTGAAGAATAGTTTCATGTTGTTTTTCAGATTCAATAAATTCATTATATAAACTTTCTGCTTCAAGAATGTTTTCTTTAATTGCAGAATCTAATTCACTTAAATAAATCCATGTGTCTCCCCTATCCTCTCCAATATTTTTTAAGTAATCTTTAATAAATCCTTTCACTCTTTGTTCAGAAATTAACAAATCACTATTTATTTTCAAAGCAATTGTATCAGCAGTTTTAAAACCAATACCATCTATTTCAGTAATAATGTACGGATCATTCAATAATTTTTCTTTTAATAAATATGGATTAGGTTCTTCGTTAAAAAGTTGTTTAATTCTTTTTTGTGAAATTCCATAAGGAGATAAAAGAGATAAAACATCTGACATTAAATAATTATCCAAAATTTTATTTTTTATAATAGTCCAGGTAAAATCCTTAATTCCTTTCAGTTTATTTAAGTCAATTTCAGAATCAATATTTTTATTATCTATTACCATATCTACAATATCTGGATAAACTTCTAAAAGTGTCTCTACCTGATTTTCAGTGAGAATGGATTTTAAAAATAATTTAGTATCCGATATTGTTTTTGGTGTATCCTGTGAGATACTAATAACTTCAAAGCCATAACCCCACTTTGTGTGATTAGACAACTTTGCTTTTACTTTATATGGAATATCGGAATAATCTAATCGTTGCATTTTTCCGCGTAAAGTTACCTGGTAGAGAATTCTATCATCTTCTTTTGTTGAAAAGAGATTATTGTTTCTTATAGTAATAGATGTTGGTAATTCTATTTCTGAATTAAAAGTATAAACACCCCATGACGAATCATCAGAATAGAATCTTTCATAAGTTATGAATCCTGTAAATTCATAAACTTGATCAAAATCAATCGGGAGATCTGATTTTTTATTGTTTATAGTTGTTTCATATATTTCAGATTCAAATTCTTTAGAAATTTTCAAAAGTTTTCTCCATTTTCATATTCGTTTTTATTTTAATAATTTATCATTTTCTTTCACTATATAATATACTTCTAACCATAAATCAAATTTATCTTCTATTTTAACCCACTTACTTTCTTCATTTCTCATCATAGAATTCTTTTTTATAACTTTTTTAAATAATAAAATATCACCTTTATTTATAGGAAATTCATTATAAATCTTATTATTTATTTTAAACGTTTTTCTTTCTCCTGTCAAGAGATTTTGAAATTCTATTTTTGGAGAATATTTTGTGTCCACACATAAAGCTACCGCATAGTTTTTATTTACAGGAAAATTGGTTTGAATTTCATTTAGGATCTCTAATTCATTTTTTATTTGTTGCTGAATTGAATAGTTTTTGTTAGGAAGTTCATTCCATATCTTTTGTAATTCAGAAATTCTTTTTTCTTTTGTTTTATCAGTATGAGTTTTAGAATATCTGTTTTTTCCAGAAGTGAATTCTTTGTAAAACGTGTGTAATTTTTTATTTTTACCAAATTCTTCAAAATATCTTATTTTTATTAGATCTTCAAATTTGGAAGATATGTAGGAGTTGTCTTCTGCGAATGTTAGGAGATCGAGGAATGTTTTCCCTTTGAATTCTCTATGAATGATCAATAAATTTTGAACTACTATTGTACTTAGTCCTTTTATTTTACTTAGTTTGTTTAATATTTTTTCTATCTCAGGATCAGGTTTTTCTATTTTAATTTCATCTTGAGAAATATCATTAATAGAAAAATCTATTTCTGTATCTGTATTAGCTTCAATATCACTAATATATTTATATGCTTCTTCTACATAGAAATCATAATCTATATTATAAGTATCAATTGGTATATTTTTATCATAATTGTTTATGACTGTAGTTAGTTGATCTACAAATAATCCAATTGTACTACCATCTGATTTTCTTCTTTTTATTAATTTTCCACCATTTTTACTAATAAAAAATCTATTGTTTTTTTGTAAAAGTTCAATATTGTCATTTTTATGAAACTCCATTTGAAAGTCTGTTCCTGCTTTTTGAGATATACAAAAATCTAAAATATCTTTAGATTCTTTATATGTTTCTAAAACAGGTTTTTTATTAATAAAATATTCATACATTGCTACAGCAACAATAGGATATTTATAACCTTTCTTAATGTTTATTTCTTTTATATATCTTCCTTTTTCTTTTGTTTCATTATCTGGTTTTTTACAAATATAATTATTAACATCTGATCTAATATATAAAGAATAAGGAGTATATTCTAATTCAAAGTTTGTTCTTTTTTCCCATTCTTTACATACTTCATAATATTTTTTTTCTAAATTTCTTGGTATCTTACAGATTATACCATCTGTATTAGCAGATATAGTAGGTATTCCTTCTAATGCTAAAGATTCTATTAAATCTAATAAGTACAATTGACCAGATAAGGTAACACTAATCATAGCTTTAGCGTCTTCTAACCAGAAAGTATTACTTCCTAGTTTTCCGAATATAGAATTAATAGTAATTTTTAGACCATCGGCTTTAACTTTATCTCCTGTATGTTTAGCTTCTAATCTTTCTTTAGTTATTTTATCTAATACTTTTAGAAATCCATCATTTAAATGCTCAGGAATGATTTTTTCATTCAATATAATGTTAGGATAATAACTAGAGACATCACAGTCTTGAATTAAATAATTATCATTTGTTTCAAATAATCTGGCATCATCTACGCTATGTAATCCTCCAATGCCTAATTCGTATTTACATCCTGCAAATTCTATTTGCTTTTTGTATCTATAATTAGTATCTTTACGAACAAGGGTATTTTCTATTTCTAATTTTACTTTTTTTAACTTGTTTGTTTTAAATTTTATTTTATCTGATATACACTCAGATAGCATAAATTGATCTCTTTTTGTTCGCAAATTTTTAATAGTATTTATGTCTAAATTCAATTCTTTAGAATAAATTTCTTCCAATAAAACATTAGCCATTTTACTATCACTGGCATTATTTAGATCAACTTTAAATATTTCACCTAAATCTTTTCTTAGATTTATTAACGGTAATATCTTTTTATATAATTCAAAAGTAATCAAAACATCATTAAAGTTGTAATCTAGTATAGTATTAATTTGTTCTTTTTTTACTATAGTATCATATTCTAAGGGAAGATCTTGTACTTTATGCCATTTTAAGTTAATGGATGTTTGTTTTAAACTTATTCCTAATTTATCAAAGGCGAGTATCTTCATTAAATCTAATTGATAATAAGGTAGTTCTTTTCCAGGGAATTGTAGTTCTCTGATTTCTTTATCGAATCTAAAATTATCAGAAACTAATTTACTAGATATCCTAAATATATTAGTTAATAAATCTTCTATTGGTAATTCCATATTTTCAAGAATATAATATAGAACAACACCATCATAATAAATATTGTTGTAACCTATTATTTGAATATTTCTGTTTAAAAAATTGAATAATCTTCCAGTATCATTTCTATTTTGAAATATAACAAAAGTTTCTTTTTCTCGAGTATCTATATCTAAAAATATAGCGGAAAAGAAATTAGGAAATACTTCAATGTCGTAAACATATTTTTTTTCAAAATTATTTATCATGTAATCCTATTCTATATCGTGTTGTTTAATAGTGTTAAATAATTTTCTTTTTTCTGGATTAAAATCTTTAAAGTATTTTTCTTGAGCATCTAATCTTACCATTTTTGCGTCTTTTAAATCTTCAAAATACCCTAAATGAATAACATTTCTTTTAACGGTTATTCGTGATCTCCATTTTTGTTTTTCTTTATCAAAAGTAATACCAGTTATTCCGCTTGTGCTATTAGGACGATGAATTACATTTTGGCGATTACTATATTTATTTGCGAATCTAAGATTACATTTTCTATTGTCGTTTTTCATTCCGTTTTTGTGATCAATAATTTTTTTATCTCCAAAATTACAATTCATAATAAATCTATGGATTTTTATTTCTCTTTGTTTTTTATTGTATCTTATTCTTGATGTTACATATCCGTTAGCTTTTACGAACCAACTATAATTTTTTATCAAATCATAGTCTTCTAAATCAAAATAAAATTCTTTATTGTTGCAATCATATCCTATTCCGTAGTCATTTGATAAGTTATATTTATTATATTTTTTTATAAATTGACCTTTTTCATTTCTTCTGGTATGTTTCATTTTTTAAATTACCTCGTAGTCAACTATAATAGCTTGTGGAATATTTATTCCACCAAATTGAGAGATGCTTAATTTACAAATGGCGTTTATCATTAACTTTTCTCCTGACCAATCATTTTTTCTTGTTTTTAAAATAATGTCATTTTCATCGTTTTTAAATTTAATAAATTGGATCTCATTATTGTATAGACATTTCCACGTATCTTCTGTTTTTCCAAGTATTTCAATGTCATTACTGTTTAATGGAATATTTTTTATTAATACAAGACTTTCTTCAATTCCATTTCCGTAATAATCATATAGCTCGTTCATATCTTTAATTATGTCAACGGTTAAGTTCTCAATATCTATTTCAAAATCTACGTAATAAATAAATTGACCAAAATTAATATCTTTCAACGATTCATTTATTTTTTCAATTGCTGGTTTTATATTTTCTATTTTTATTCCTAATCCGAAAGAATTTCCATGCCCTTGTGCATACTCAAATAAACCAGTTTCTAATAAATAATCTTTAAGATTGTCAATTTGATTTCCATAGTTTCTGGCAGATCCAGCAAAAGTATTATCCTTACTTTTCCTAATCAGCAAACAAGGTTTTTGATATTCTGAACTCAATCGCATAGCAACTAACCCCGTAAAACTATAATCGACTCCATCAGCATCAACAAATAAAATCTTGTTTTCATTCCATTTGTTCTTATCAATTAGTCCACGTAAATACTCTAAAGACTTATCAATCTCTCTATTTTGTTTTGCCTTTAGATTACCTGCTAACCTGGCAACCATCTCTTGCATAGTTTCTTGAATCTCTTCACCATTTCTTTTCTTATATGGAAAAGTTGTTGGATCGCCAATAAAAGCTCTAAACATCAATTCTTTTTCTTCTAAAGAACCTGATCGGATTAAAGCATTGATTAATGGAGAAATATAAAAAGCAACTACATTAACATTAATATTATCTGTATTGCCAATTGAATAAGATTGTTTTTCTATGATTGCTTGAATAAATTTATTCTTAATATTTTTTAAACCTTTTGTTACCAGGTAACGATTTTCATATTCTAATATTGACATAGAATCAGCAACAATTGATATAGCAACCAAATCATCAAAATCACTTGAATCATCCCACATTTCATCATCCAAACTCTCTAGGAATTTCTTAGTTACACCTGCTCCACTAAGATACTTATTTGGATAATTTCCTAGCTGATTATTTATAACAACAGCATATGGATTTTCTTCTTCTACCTGGTGATGATCTAATACAATCACTTGAATATTTTTTTCTTGAAGAATCTTACATTCTTTAACGTCATTTGTTCCTGCATCTGGAACAATTAAAAGATCAATTTTAGACTTAAGTATTTGTGATAATAAATCTCCAATACCATGTTGCTTTTTTGTATGAATAAAATATGTTAGTTTTGATTGATCATAATTTCTGGCAAGGTATTGATAAAGAATGGATGCTGAAGCGAATCCATCGGAATCGCTATCGCAAATAATTCCAATCTTTCCTTTATTTTTTATTGTCTCTAACAATAAGTTTTTTGCTTCATTTATATTTTCTAATAAAGAATAATGATGAACATTGTCTTTTGTTAGAGATAAATATACACTTGGATTATCTATATTTCTATTGGATAAAATATATTCTTTAATTGTTTTATTTTCCAATTCTTTTTCATAATTTTTGTTCAGTAATTTATAATTCATTTGTTTTTTCCAATCTATTTTTAGTAATTTCACAATATTTTTCTTCTTTTTCAATTCCATAACATTTACGTTTTAAGTTTTTTGCAGCTAATAAAGTTGTACCTGAACCACAAGTGAAATCGAGAATTGTATCTCCTTCATTAGTATAGGTTTTTATCAGATATTCCATAAGATCTACCGGTTTCTGTGTAGGATGCAATCTATTCAGAGAATTACATTCTTTAGCTCTTGCATTAAATGTTATTAAATGTTTCGGATATCTTTTTTTTGAATTTGATTTTGGAATAAATTTACCATTGCTAACTTTTCCTAAAAATTCAGATTTTTGATCCGACTCCTTTTGAGGTCTAATATTTTCCAAAAGAGCATCTTCCATTTGTGGATAATAATTTATTTTTCCATTCCCAAAAAAAGTTATAAATTCTGTTGTTCTCAGTGGAGTATTTTTAGCTTGAATAAAGTTTCCAGAAATTTCTTTATTCCATATCCACTCATGCTTATATTCTTTAATGTTGGACATAGTTAAAATACTTGTAAAGGGCTGAATTGAAAATAATCCAATAGGACATTTTTCTTTTCTCAATTTTTTTAATAATTCCCACATTTTTTCAATAGGAATAATAGAATCCCACTTACAAGCAGTAGTCCCATAAGGAATATCAGTAATAATAGCATCAAATTTTAAGTTTTTCTCTATCATTTTTTGCATTGTCTCTATGGCTTCTCCGTGCAGAAGTGTACAATACTTATCTTTATAATATAATTTTGCCAAAATTTTACTCCTTTATTAATTTTATTATTTCTATTCTATCACGTTTACTTTATTTTGTAAACATTATTTTTAACCAATAATTCCCAAACCTGTTTTCTGTCCGATGGCGCTTCCTTATCTCTCAACAAACCATCTTCATCAAAAATAGCATAAATATCAATTCCATCCGTAAACCTATCAGCTATTTTTTCAACTTTTTCTTTCTCAATATCTTTATCAAAACAAAAACAAATTGGAACTCCCAATCTACTTATTTTATCTATTTGTGTTTGTCCTATTTTTGTGCCACCTGTAGCAACAGAATTATAATAACCATAAGACCATAACTGGAGACAAAATTTTTCAGCTTCCCCTACAAAAACCCAACTTTCTTTTTTAATATACGAATGAGTTTTATTATATCCAAAAAGAATTTTATTTCTAGGACAAGGGTATAAATAAAGATACTTTTGTTCCCATTCCTCTATATGGTCTTTAAACAACCTTCCTTTATAAGATACTAAATCGCCAATTTCAGAATGTATGGGGATTAAGATCCTGTTACTTTCATTATCATAAGATAAACCGAACTCATATTGAGTTTGATAGTCTATCCCATCCTTAAAAAACATTGTGTTTCCAATTGGAGGATAATATTTAATTATTTCTTGAGATAATGGTTTTATGGGAGTGTCATCATCGTCTGTTTTATTTTTAGACTTTAAAGAAGAAATCATTTTTATAATTTTCAATGATTCTGGAACACTTTTATTTTCTTCATCATAGAATTTTATTTCTAATAAATCACAAACATATTTTACAGATTGAAAGAAATTGATATTTTTATAAAATTCGATCAGCGTAAAAAGATCAGAATGAATTGATGATTTAGAAATTTCTCTTGTATAGTTTATAACTTTTAAAGAATCATTTAAATATAATGTAACCGCATTAGGATTATCACCGTCTGGATTTGCAAATGTATAATATTCGTTATCATGTCCACTATGAATATGAATATTATGACATCCCAAATCCTCTAAAATAATTTTAGAACAATTGTTCTCTAAAATGTATTTTTTTATTTTTTTTACATCTGTCAATTATTCACCATTATTTTCTAATTAACTCACCAAATTCTATCCATTTATTTGTATTTAAATTTACTCCAAATAATATTTTCTTTTTAGCGCCACTTCTGTTTTTATCTACAACGCAGGAGTACAATCTATTGTTTGGATCTTTACTTTCTGGAAGCGGTTGAGGATTATCTGGAACTCCCCATCCATCGTTTTGATCAATTGGAATGTAAAGGTATTTTCCGTAGTGTCTTCGATCTATTTCTTTCCAAAGAGTTAAAGTTGTTAAAACTGTTTTCAATCCTTTAGATGCAGCAATATTCATTGAGTTTAAATCTAACGGATCTATCATATTAACGTCATCTGTTAATTGAAGTGATCCATAAATAAATACATTGAGATTTTTTGCTAATTCAGCTAACTTAGTTGCTGTTTGTTTTAATGCTGCCCATTCACCAATTGTTCCCAATTCATTTTTTAATGTGTCATAGAAATAATATTCTATTCCTTTTGTCTGAAATGTCTTTTTTATATGGGTTTCTAGATCATTATCGGTATATCCCAAACTAACATCAATGACATAAATATAGGCATCTATTTGTTTATCAATCCAATCAGCAACAAAACAAACCTCATTATAGTCAATAGAAATCTTTTTCAATCTATCTATAAATTCATCTAATGATTCCAAATATTTTCCTGTTGTTTCATCCATTTTTCTATAAATTGGTTCTTTATTGTGATCTAAATATATGCCTAAAGCCAATTCTCTTTCATTCTTTTTTATTTTTACTCCTGTTAATTGTTGAAATTCATCATTGTTGATTACAGTTGTAAGTAATGCCATTCTTATATCTTCTACACTCATTTCATTCAACATTACCAAACAAGTTTCTTTTTGAATAAATGCTAAATCAGCAATCATTCTAATCATAAACCTGGTTTTACCAGAATTAGATGTCATACCAACTCCCATAGCAGTTCCTTTTCTTAGCCCTCTAAATAACTCATTAAATGAAGGAAAAGGAGTCGGCATTCCCATAGCTGGTTTTTCTAATAAATCTGTAACCATTGTTCTAACTTTTCCGCTAAGATTCTCTACTTCTGGATCTCCTGTAATTTTAGTATAAATATTTTGAACCATATTGATAACATTATAATGTACATGCTTTGGTTTTAGTGAATCAAAATTCTTGCTTTTTAATATTCTTTCTGGTTTTAATCTTCTTTCGTACTCTCTTAACAAAGCGTACTTTTGAAGTATGTCAAAATATGTTTGAGCATTATCTAACTCTGACATTGCTATAAAACCTTCTATTGTGGCATATCCACCATGCTCTTTGTATGTCTTAAATCTATCCTCGTTTTCACTCATATATAAATTAATGTTGGTTTCATTGAAATTTTGAGTTCTGTTTTTGTAGACTATAAAACCTTCATCATAAAAAAATTTTGTTACTGGATCTGTAAAATAATATTTTGAATTTATAAATCTTTCAAATTGTAAATAAAGATTTGGATCTTGATACAAACATCCTATAAATTGAATTTCATTTTGAACATTGGTAAAATCCTCAGTCATATGTTTTTAATTTTCCATTTCTATAATGTAGTTTTCTTTTTTAGTCTTTTGTGGTTTAATTTTTGTAAAATCCAATTTCATTTCATTTTTATTATTTTCAATTGCTGTTTTTCTTTCTTCCTCCGCTTTTGCCTTCCATTCATAATAACTACTTGATTTATTTATTATAATACTTAAGTCATAATTTAGTCTACTTTCTGG